GTTCGTACAAGATAAACCTAACCCCCGTTCCATGGTTAGGCAGCATGCGTCCCGAATGGGATGAACGTACGAATAATCAGGCGTTGCGCTTCTTCTTCTTCCGCTTAGCTAGCGGGAGTTGAGGACCTGTGCGCTTGAGAAAGGTATCCCTCTCATGAGGGTTGTCTGTACTTGTACCCTTCTTGTAGATCTTTTGTTTTTTCTGAGCACCTTTGTGTCCAGGGCCAATCTCAAAAGACTGAGCGGTAAGATACTTACGCTTCTTCTTCATTTTTTGTAACCTCCCTTGCCGCCCTTCTTAGAGCCGCAGGAGCCTTTACCACGATGAGCCATAGTTAACATTTCCATTTACGTAATGCAAGAGCCTTCCGTGTGGGACGACCCTTGCTGTCTTTCATTGGCCCTTTGACACCGCCCATGCGAGCACAAAAGGACCTCTTGCGGCCAGCAGCCTTTTTAGTTTTAGGGTTAGGAGCTGGGGGCTTTAGGTTAGCACCCTCCTTCGCTTTGAAGTGTCTCCTGCCCGCTGCGGTTAGACCGCCAGAGGGACTTTTGTGTTCTTTACGCATCAGCCAATAGCAGGGGCATTGAGTGCAACAGGGGTGGTCTCAGCAGCAGCAAGATCCAGAGGGAAGTTGTGGGCATTACGCTCATGCATAACTTCCATACCCAGACCAGCACGGTTAAGAACGTCTGCCCAGGTGTTCACCACATGACCTTGACTCTCAACAATGGATTGATTGAAGTTGAATCCGTTGAGGTTGAAGGCCATGGTGGAGACGCCGAGCGCGGTAAACCAGATACCCACAACCGGCCATGCTGCGAGGAAGAAGTGCAGAGAGCGGCTGTTATTAAACGAAGCATACTGGAAAATCAAACGTCCGAAGTAACCGTGGGCAGCGACAATGTTATATGTCTCTTCTTCCTGCCCAAACTTGTATCCATAACTCTGCGAGACCTCTTCGGTAGTCTCCCTAATGAGGGACGACGTGACGAGAGATCCGTGCATAGCTGAAAAGAGAGCACCACCAAATACCCCAGCAACACCAAGCATATGGAAAGGGTGCATGAGGATGTTGTGCTCCGCTTGGAAGACGAGCATGTAGTTAAAGGTACCTGAGATTCCGAGAGGCATTGCATCAGAAAAAGATCCTTGTCCGAAGGGATAAACCAGGAACACGGCAGAGGCAGCTGCAACGGGTGCAGAGTACGCCACAAAGATCCAGGGGCGCATACCTAGTCGATAGCTAAGTTCCCACTCTCGTCCCATGTAAGCATAGATGCCAATGAGGAAGTGGAACACGACGAGCTGGAATGGACCCCCGTTGTAGAGCCATTCATCAAGTGTACTAGCTTCCCAAATTGGGTAGAAGTGTAGTCCGATGGCATTGCTGCTCGGAACGACGGCTCCCGATACGATGTTGTTTCCATAGAGAAGGGAGCCTGCGACTGGTTCACGGATTCCATCAATGTCAACAGGAGGTGCGCCAATGAAGGCGATAATAAAACAGGTAGTTGCTGCCAGCAGGGTAGGAATCATCAGAACCCCAAACCAGCCTACGTATAGACGATTGTTTGTAGAGGTAACCCAAGAACAAAACTGTTCCCAGTTACTCGTCTGTCCTCTCAGAGAAGTAATCGCGGTCATGAGTATGTATGTTATGACAGTTGGCGCAGATTATCCTGCACTTATCTATCTCATCCATAATCTTTTGCCAGCTGCGATTCGTGTGATCACTTAAATTGAATGCCTTATCTGCAGGGTCTAAGTGATCGAACGTCAAAGCCGCAGGGTGAGCCTTGTATCCACAAAGCTCACACCCACGGTCCATTTTGTATTTAGTTAAATAGTCTCGACGCTCTTGGTATCTCTGTTTCCAATAATCGCGTCGATCAGTCATCAGGCCTTAACGCATTTGTCCTTGCCGTTCTTGGTACCAGCGTACTTGTACCCTTTCCAGCAAGCTTTACCGTCAACACCTTTAATCTTACCTTTTTTGTTTTTGGGTTTAGAAGCGTACTTACGCATTACCAGATACCAGGAATGATTTGACCGGTGGTAAGGTACGCACCGACAGCGGCAACGAAGCCCAGCATAGCCAGGCGTCCGTTCAGCTTCTCAGCTTTTTCCCAGTGCGTCTCGTAGATGTTCATTTGCCAAGAAGTTTTTTGATCATGAGTTCCTTGCGCTTCTGTCCTTGATAGAACTTAGCGGCAGGAGCTTTGTTGTTTGGGTTACCCAGGAGACGACGCGCAGCGTTCAGCACTGGGTTGTTACCTGGATCCTTTTTCTTTTTCTTTTTAGGAGCCATCAGACTTTAATGTTAGATCGTGCAAGACGGTTCTGTACATCCATTCGATACGCCTCGTCTCGATCATAGCGAGGATCAGACATGTCACGTACCACTTCAGCCATGCTTCGATAGGCAGCACCAGCCACAGGTTGCTTGCCAGTCACAAGGTCAGGGGTTCGACCCATAGCATCCTCGTACTGGCCCACCAGGGCCTTCACTGCAAACCGCACAGCAGCTTCATTGGCAGTGTTGATGACTTCATCAAAAGCTTCGATGTCCTCAGCAGGCAGGTTCTGTCCTGCCCACTCAACGACTTGTTCGTAGCCTTGTTCACCACCAGCAATAGCTTTGATGTCAGCGATCTCACCATCTCCAAGAACCTGACCAGCCTCCTCGTAACCAATCTGGCTACGGAGACCACCCAAGTATGCGTCAATGGTTTCGTCAGAGAAGCCAGCTTCATTGAGTTGATCGTACATCTCTTCAGTGAGAGTACCATTGTTCTCATAGAAGTGATCGTTCATCTCCCAAGGATCAATGTTGTTCTCTTGGAATGCATTAGCCAGACCTTCGCCGTAAGCTTCTGCTACTGAATCAAAGTCTACGTAACCTTCTTCGTCGTAGCGGTTGTAGTCAGACTGTTCTTCAGCCTCACCTTCTTCGCCACTATCATCATCTCCTTCGCCAAGCTTTTGCTGGAGTTCCATGTAGGCTCTCTCCAGTTCTTCAGCGTTCTTGTACTTACCAGCGAGCAGGTCAGCCTGCTCCTGCATAAGCTTCTCGCCTACCTCAAGACTATCTTGCTCATCAGAGTCGATAGCATCAAGGACTTCAGGATCTTCAGAGGGATCGTATGTAATGTTGACTGCCATAGGTGCTAGTTAGCGGGGGGTTGAGCGGGGGGTTGTTGTTGCTGTTGACCAGACATAGCTTGCATGGCTGCTTGGATACCATCAATAGCCTCAGGGTTCTTGGCTGGATCCATAGCAGGTGCAGAGGCAAACTGACCAGCTTGCTGTACAAGCGAAGCCTGCATCTGTTGTTGCATTGCTTCGTCTTTCTCAGACTTGATCTGTTCCATACCTTTGACAAGGTTAAGGATGTCAATACCTTGAGCTGCAGCAAGACGCTTGATAGCTTCATCAGGATTGACGTACTGAGCCAGAGCTTGTGGTCCCATTGTCTGTGCAATGGTAGTCACGAACTGGATCAGAGACTCACGATCTTGACCACGGCCAAGAGCGTTGATGCCTGCAACAATAGTAGGATGGACAAGACCTTTGGGAAGAGCAGGGATCTGCTTCTTGTTAGTCAGGTCAAGCATCTTACGATTTAGATATGGAATCAGGAACTCAGACGTCAGCAGACTGAACAGTCCACCGAGTTGTTGCTCCAGCTCCATCTGGGTCATGCGTACTTCTTCTGCTGTAGTCCTCTCACTCTGTCTCACATTGAGAATGAGGAACGCTTCAGAGATACGCTTCTCCAGTACACCAGCCAGGTCAAAGGCTGTACGGAAGTCTGCTGTCTTGCCAACCTGGACGACACCAATGTCATCAGGGCGGCCTTGGATGATAGCTCCGTTCCCTGCATTAGCAAGGGAAGCAGGCTTGGTAGTAGAGGAGGGAGACACAGTAAAGATGACCTTTGCTGCAGCTGCACTACCTTCTACAAGAGCTTGCATCAAAGCTTCCAAGGATCGCAGGTCACCAAGGAACTCCTCAACACGAGAGCGTCCGTAGTCCTCACCGTCAACAGTTACGAAGCGGAGAGGAAGCCAGGGGCTCTTGTCTTTGGGAGCTTTGCCATAGCTATCAGCAAGGATCTTGTCATCAGCTTCCTGATACCAAGTCCATCCTTTCTTGTTGAGCTTGATGCAAGTGTACACGTCTACATCTTTTGAGTAGCGTGCACCTGTACCCTCATCAACAACACTACGTTCTTGAGGGTTCTCGAACTCAGGTCCGAGCATCTTACGATTGACTCGTTCACGAGTTACAATCTCAGTTACATTGCCGTTACCGTCTCTTTCTACAACATAGCGATTGAGTGGGTACATCTTCATACCGTCTTTGCTCATGTAGAGCAGAGCGTTACCGGTAACCACAAGGTGTTTAATCGCAGAGAAGATTTGAACACGATCAGTAGAAGCAGCAATGCTTTCCATGATCATACGTTCAATCTTAGCAAAGCTCAGGTCCAACTCACTCTTTGCTTCAGCAGGGATCTCCACACCAAGCTTGGAGTCATCCAGCTGGAGCTTGAAGAACGAAGTGCTAGGAGGGAGCAGACCTAGCATCAGTTTAGATGCCAGAGTAACAACTCCCTTAGCGCCCACTGACTGCCAAGGAGTCACGAACCGAGTGTAGTCAGTCGTGGTCTCCTCGTGCATCAGAAGAGTAGGGATGGTGAGCTTTGCACACTCTAGTGCAATGTCAAGAAATGCGGTACGGCCACTCGTTAATTCATGATAACGTTGCCGTGCGCTTTTCATTACTTAGATTTTTGAATGTTAAGACCAGAGGTACCACCGGTTGTTCCGCCAGTAGTGTTGCCATAGTTCACACCTTGACCAGTGCCAGCGGCTGGTGTCTGCAGCTTACCACCTTGGGTAGGCTTGGGCTTTGCAGTCTTCTTCAGACGAGCAGTACCTTTCTTACGAGCATCACGACGCTGCACATCTGCAGAGCCTTTGCTGATACGTCCACCCTCAAGGCTAGTTTGTTGAGGAGCCTGCATCTGAGCTGGCGGTGGGGGAGCAGGAGGAGCGATAGGAGCTGGCGGCGGCGGAGGCGGCGCAGGCATCGGTGGGGGTTTGGGAGGGGAAGGTGGCTTAAAAGGACCTACACACATGGTTAATCCTGGGATAATTTTTCTTTTAAAAATCTGACGACCGAGACTTGCCCAGCTCTGTAGGCATAGTCTCGTTCAGACAGCTGGTAGTCAGGGTAGACGTCTGGAAACAATTCATCTAGCTCCTCGATCAGCCGATCATACTCAGCCGTATTCAGGAAGATTGACATTCGAGTGCTCAAAAAAGGCGGGCATCCGAGCACGGCGGGTAGCAATCAGACCCTCTGCCTTCCCGTTGTAGAGAAGGCTGTCGGATTGCTTGAGCCAGAACTCGCGGTCGATATAGGGGTCAGTGGTAGAAGAACCGAGAGGTTGCATGACCCATGCAATGGTAGCTTTACGAAGCTTGTCCAGCTTGTTGGTTACGGTCAGTCCCAGCTCCTTGCAGACCAGAGAGTTAACCGCTACATGGACTTGTTCGTCTCGGCTGATGTCGGCTGAAACGGTGCGACATCCTGCGTCTCCGTTCCATCGGAAGAAGGGGAGCAGCACGAAAAACACGGACCTTTCGAGCACCATGGCCTTGAGCACGGGATGCTCTGGAGATTCGATCCAGGCCTTTTGAATACGTGCTGCCTCTGGGTTGTCGGTGAGTTTGTGGGCTTTGGCAATGTAGTCAAGAGCAAGGTCGTGTTTCTCTTCGTCCTTGATGTTGGACTCTAGTACTTCCCGAGCATCCTCAGGGAAGTCACCCTTGAGTGCACCTTTGATGAAGTCACCAACGGGGATCTCAAGAGAGCGGAGAGCCAACGCACGGAGCATTGACTCTTCGGCACCTTCCTTGAAGGTACCAGCTTCAACCTGGACAGGAGTCCAAGTACGTTTACGTTGAAGAAGTTTCTGATAGGGATTCATTCTGCACAATCACATTGAGGTTCAACTGTGTCTTCCTCGCCCAACCAGAACTCCTCGAACTCTGCCAGTGCAGCCATTGCGTCACTCTTATCTTGAGTGTCAGGCATCACCTGCAAGGAATAGTAGAGAGAAGTCTGTGGACTAGAAAGCCACTCTTCAATGAAGGCTTGGTCGTAGGTCACGACGTCACTCCAGCTATTCATGGAATATCCATGCATCAATCCTGTGCGTTGCATCAGGATCATAATGTTATCTGCCACTTTGCGGTACGCCTGCCAGCCTGCTTCAGAAGCAATCTCGACAGGACCGTAGTCAAAGTGTTCTACACCAAAGGTACCGCTGTCACGGTCCACCTCCGTAGAGATGGGTGGAGCAATCTCAGGACAGGTGGTGTAGCCGTCAAGGTCCTGATAACGATAGCTACACGAAGCAGTCGGTGCGATTGCAAATGCACGCACCATGTTATTTTCACGAGCAATGATGGCTGCTTTGCCAATACCGTTTTGGAAAGCCAAGGCGAGGTCGTAGGCAGGGCAGGAATCAAAGTCATTGTCTCCTTTGACCACAGCCTCCAGGGCCTGGCCGAACTCGGCGTAGCTTACTTGGTACCGCCGTAGGAGGTTAGCCAATCCGAGGAGTCCGAGTCCAACTTGCCGGTCAGATTCGGATGGCAAGTATTCACCAGACTGTCCAACGCCCGTCTTGCTATGGAGTGAGCACAGCTCGGACATACCTGCAGCGAAACCTTCTTGTATGTCGCTGACAGTACAGGCACCGAGATTGAGGTGCTGCAGCAAGCAAGTTCCACGTGAGGGCAGGTAAACCTCAAGGCATACGTTTCCGTAGATTCGATTTCCATTGTCATCGTACCGTACTTTGTTTAACCAGATGTCGCCCTTCTTGATACCCGTGAGAAGCGCACCTTTCGTTTCTTCATTGGTTGCTTGCCACCAATCTTCTGTGATATTAACACAGCGTTTGATCCAAGGTAGATCACTCCTGCTAGCAGTGATAAACTCAAGGACATCGTTATGGTTAAGATCAAGATGACAAACAATAGCTCCATTTTTATAATGTCCACCCCGTCGAATGATTTCATTCAAGGTGGAATAAATCTTAGCAAAAGATACAGGACCAGAGGCGGTCAATCCTTTGCCGTTCTCCGCACCTTTGGGACGCAGCTTGGATAGGTGAATAGCGCAGCCTGCCCCAAAACGAAGAGCGTGAGAGGCGAAGCGCCACGACGCCTCAATGCCTTCAGGCCCTTCCATGCTGTCCTCAACAACGAAGACAGTGCACGAAACAGGGAGGCGAGAGGTGGGGTCATCGATCCATTGTTGGACACGGCCTGTGCGAGCGATGAGATCAGTGGACATTTTGAACGAGATCGGTAAGGGTAGGGGGTTGGTAGTTGGGTCCCTTCAGGACTTTACCGTCAACGCGACGGATGGGTTTGCCGTCCAAGCCTAGCTTAGACATGTTGGATTTATGGACACGGTTCATGGCTTCTTCGAGATCCCACTCCATGTTCTCTGCATACTGGAAGCATACATAAACAAGGTCAGCTAACTCCTTCAGCTCTTGTTCATAACCTTCAAACTGGAAGGCATTCATGAACTCTTTGTATTCTTCAGCGATCAAATCCCGTTGCATAGTCCGGTTCTCCTTCGAGTTGGAGACCTCGTACGAGTTGCGGAATTGAATCGCTTGATCGCCTAGGCTTTGGTTGGTGCAGTGTTGTGTGGTAGAGTTCATTTTCAAGATAGTGGATAGCCTTTTTAAGGTCTTGAGCCTTGGTATTATCACCCTTGAAACCGGCTCTGCAAATATACTTAATTGCGTTACCGAGGTGATAATTAAGTTCTTGGTCACGGATGAAATCCCATACTTCTATAGAACCTCGCGTGTAGTGGGAGGGTGATTCGGCCATTCCTTAATTAGATTGGAAACAGTGTTGGTCAGTACAAAGTTCTGATGTTGCAGAGCTTCGTACACGGTGATGATGTCATCCTTGCTTGCGTCTTTTAGCAGGTCTTTGATCTGCCTCATCTTGAACTGCTGCTCCATTGTCAGGTCCGTGACCGGAGGCGGGGGTCCAAAGAATTGGTTGGGAGAGTTGGAAGTCATAGTTCTCGTGCTGAAGGATCTTAGCCAGCCGAGCGTTGAGGAGAGCATCGTCGTCTGACAATCCTTTCTCTCTGTACGCTTGGCACACAGCTTCCCACTCGAAGTCGCACTTGTCAAGCAAGTCAGCAGCACGCTTGACTCCAATACCAGGACAGCCAGGGTACCCATCAGTTGGGTCACCTGCCAGTGACTGTATCAGATGCCAGCGGTCGCCGTCCTTCTTGTCGATCTCTTCCACCTCTCCTTTCAGATCCCAGTATGCACCAGGAACCTGACGCAGATCCTTGTCAGGACTGCAGAGGATGGTCTCAACATCGGAGGGTGTGGTCGCATCAATACCCAGAGCGTCATCAGCCTCAAGGCTGTGGCGACACACGGTGCTGAAGTTTTCTTCGCACCAGTTCACCAGACGTTTGTATCCCAGGGGCTTCCTACGGTTTCGATGCCCCTTGTAATCTGGGTAAATTTTTTTACGGAAATTTTCAATGGATGAGAAGTACAGGATAACATCATCATCCATCATGTCCTTCGTGAGCTTCTTGATCTCACGCTCGAACATCTTCACAACCTCTGAAAAGTTTGACTGAGCAATGATTACGTCATTACCAAAATCAATGGAATCCTCATTGGCTTGAGCGCATTTGTATGCGGTGAAATCAGCGTCAATTAAAAGCATTAGTGTACCTGTGCCCAGTTGTCCCCGATCTGTGCGTCTGCATCGATGCGGATCCTGAGCTTGTAGTAATCACCAGCCATGGCGGCTGATGTGGTGCAGATGGATGCGACCTTGTCAGCCACATCTGGAGGGCAGCCAAGGGCTTGTTCGTCATGCACAAAGGCGTACCTTTCGTGCTCGATGCCCTGGAGCCTGTCATGGGTAATCAGGAGCCAACGCTTCGCCAGAACCCCGGCTGCTGACTGCAAGAGGAAGTTCAGTGCCTTGTGTGGCGAGTCAACGCTGATCGTACGACCATCGATAGATCGTATGGCAGCATTCTCCTTCGCCTTGCGTTTGACCGCCTCAACGAGGTCCTCCAGACCAGGAATGGCGTCAAGGTATGCCTGACGTATCTCTTCACCCTTCGACTTGGCCTGCTGTTTAGACAGCTGCGGATCGTAGCTGAGGCCAATCTTCGTTGTCGACGCACCGTAGAGGAAAGCGTATGTAACAGTCTTGACCGCCCTGCGGGAGATCCCAATCTTGTCAGCATTGACCTGATGGATGTCATCATTAAGAAGGATGTCAGCGTAGCGCCCACCGTCGTACCTGGCAAGGTAGTGGGCAAAGATTCTTAGCTCGATGCCAGCAAGGTCGCTGTCAACCAGCTTCCAGCCAGGTTTTGTAATGAACAGCTCGCGGCAGTCAGCGTCAGAACTTACCTGCGCGAGGTTTGGACGAGCATGAGCCATACGGTGCGTGGCTGCTCCGATAAAGCAGGAATGGTGAAGCCTGCCATTCTTGACCAACTTCAACCATGCGTTGCTCCCTTGGGATAACATTCCGAGCTTCTTTTGTGTTTCAAGAATACTCAGGAATACCAACGCTTCCTCTGTCCCGATCTCTTTCAACACGGTTTCATCGATGACTGGCTTACCAGTCTCTGTGTGCTTCTTGGGCACCCAGTCTTGAAACGTCTTGAAATACCAGGCGATGTGGTCACGGCTACTGGGGTTGAACTCCTTGAGCCGCTGCATTTCTGCACCAGCTACATAGCCTTGTGTCTTGTTATCACGTTTTGGCGTGAACAAGTTACCTGGAGCGAACGTACAAACGCTCGCAGCGCACGCTCTGAGGCTCTCCAAGCGGTTGAGAAGGGTGTTCTCTAGCTCTTGGGCCTTACGCACATCAAACGGCCATCCTACGGCCTCCTGAGAGGCCATGAGGGTAGCGATGTCATGCTCTAAGCGGACTGCTTCAGGTATTTCTGGAAATGATTCCATAGTTTTACGAGAACAGCGACGTCTTGGACACAGTACTCCTGCATCTCTGGTGACCACTGCTTCCAGTCAGCGGTCTTACCAAACTCTCCTTTGTGGCACTTGAGTCGGTAGCCATAGGCTTCAAGGCTGTGTGATCCATAGAGTTTGGGTGGCATCATAGGCCATTTCCTCTTCAGATCCACATCCAGCAGGTTGGTATGGAAGAACCTACTGAGGATCAGCGTGTCCATCTGTTGATGATGGTGGAAGAAGGGGTAGTGCTTCTTGATCTGCGGCGTATCGTAGCCGATGCCATTGTGGGCAACGATAAGATCCGCCTCAGCAAGGATGTTGATGCCTGTGGTGATGGTCTCACAGTCAGAGCCCTGGTCGTTGTATTGAAGAACTTGACCAGTTTCGAGATTTTGTGTGACCAGACAATGAACAAGGGTGGAATCGAAGCCATCAGTTTCAATGTCGTAGGCGAGTTTCATTTGCGTTTCCAGACATAAGTCTTGTCTACAAAAGCAGCCTTCTTCACCATATCAGGAGAGGGAGGCTTGGGTTTAGAAATCGGTTTGGGGGTCGAACTCTGGTTCACTTTCATATTCAGTAAAGCGACATGTATTTAGGTCGTAGGTCAACTTACAGGCGATGCCAACTTCGCCAGAATAGCGATTTTTAAGGACGCGCACTGTTGTGCCATCTCGTTCAGATCCACTCTGCTGATCTCGTTCCAGGGCGATGACTGAATCTGAGAGCTGAGCAATCGAAGCTGATCCGCGTAGCTGCCCGAGTGTGACGCGGGCTCCTTCCTCATGATTTGTGTCATTAGACGTTCTACGTAAATGGGATACAAGAAACAAGGTGATGCCAGTGCGTTCAACAAGAGAGCGGAGCCTGGTCATGGTGATGTCAAGCATCCGACGCTCATCCCCATCTAGCCCGCTGAGCAGGATGCTGAGGTGATCAAGGAAGACAACACGCACCTCAAGACCGGTGGCAAGGTATTCAATTCTGTTGTAGATGACATCAGGATCAAAAGAACCAAACCCGTCGAAAAGAAAGAGATTCCACTTAGCAATAGAATCCTGATACGCCTTGGTGAGAGTAGCTCGGTCATGTTCTCCGATATGAAGGGACTGCCCAGTGGCAGCGGACATCAAGCCTAAAGCTGTACGGCGGTTGGATTCCTCCAACGCCACATAACCGACCCGTTCTCCCTCGTTAAGAAGGTGAGTTGCAAGGTCACGACAGAATGAGGATTTACCGATGCCAGATCCTGCAGTGATCG